ACGACTGCTGACACCTGAAAAGCATCCAACCTCTACACATTTGTCCGTTGGTTTGAGATACTTTTGACAAAGGTCAACAAGGCCATCCACCTTGTTCTCGTTCTCCAAGGCGGTCCAATAGACCCTCGGTGTATTGCGTAATTCCTGCAAGCGTTCGGATTTTTCTTGTTTCATCGTAAATAATTGTAAAATGAAAGGTATTGTTGAATTGTTTTAACGCTTTCGGTCTTGGCTCGCATCTCTTGTGCAAAGTATCCATCCGCATCATATCGGTTGAAAATCCATTGAGAATCGCCTATGACTTTGCGGTCAGCCATAAAAGACCCAGAGTCAATGTGGCCGAGATGCCACTCACCTGCATTTAGGCGGTGTAGGCCGTCTTTGTGGCACTGCTTCCAGCATACCAAGTCCTCAGTACAATCCTTGACCGCATCCCAAAAATCAAGATGCAGGATAGTATCATCATCGACTTGCAGAACATAACCACCTTGAATCAATTTGTTTGCGAAGTTCCTTTGGGCGTGTCCAGCAAAGCCTCCTTCAATGTGGTAGGCGTGTGCTTCAGCATTTGCAGGAATCTCTACGGAAGGAATCTCATCTGCATCAAACACCACGATCCACCTGTAATGATTCTTAGGGATGTTTATTGAATCCGCAATAGCCCTAAGGTTTTCGGGTCTTGAGCAGGGTGTAACGATATTGATGAAGGCCATTAGAAGGTTATGACAAATCGTTCAGGCGAAGGCCATCCTGCGTTGGAGTCGTGGACCTTGGTGTCGGGTTTCTTTCCAATCCAATGTTCGGCTTGCCAGCGGTTCTTGCGTTCAGGTTCGCCCAGTTCCTTGATGTGGCTTGACTTGGCCCACCAATATGTGCCACCAAAGTAGGGATATCCTTCGGGGTTGTTTGAGTCAGCCATGTGAGGGAATTGCTCTTTGGTAATCCAATGGCAGCCGACTGCATCCACCCCTTCCAGCAGTTGCAAGCAGCGTTCCCAAGCAACGACATTGAAGAAGGTCATTGACCTATTCCAAAGTTGGTTGATCAGCGATGGGTCGCTTGCTCCCTTGGTGTGTGCGTACAGGTACACGGCATCCTCATCCTGACTAGCTTTGTACATCTCGGTCAGTGTCGCCTGCTCCCATGCGTTGGTGCGGGTGACCACGACCTTGACCTTGTGGGCGATGAGCGACCCCTCCAAGATTTCCTTCACCGCCTTACGCTGTTCAGGCGGCCCAACGATGCCGACACGAATCTCGTCCAACTGCTCGATGAGGCCGTAGTTGCACAGGGCCATCATATGTTGATTGAGGATGAGCTGCCATTGGCCTCCCCCTCCGCAGTAGATGTGATAGTAGTGGATGAGTTTCATGGGAGCGGGTTCAGTCAAGTCAAGGCCGATGACAGGGCGGTTGAGTTTCATACCAGTATAGCAAAGATTGCAAAAATCAAGACCAATAGCAAGACGAATCTGCCAAAAATCAAAAGCGTATCAATGATGGATTCGAGGTTCATGCCCCAAAGTTACACCACCAAATACCTTCCCGAGTTACTGACCGCAAGTTTGTTGAGAGCCACATAACGCAGGGCATCGCAGGCGTGGTTGAACGAATCGATGGGAACCCCCGTGTCCTTGCCCTCTTTGTCGGTGGCCCAAGTGTACGAGCGCAGTTCCTTAATCAGGTTGGTGCTGTCCTTGGTGATGTGTAGGTTGAACCGCTTCACGATGTCAATGCCCTGCCTGACGCTATCGGGGCCTTTGCTTGCAGGTTTGATGTTGAATCCGAGGCGGTAGATTTCCTCGATGCTCTTTGGTTCTGCGCTATCAGCCACAATCTCCCAAGCCCGTGTGATGCCGAACTCCTTCAACTTGGCGGCAATGTCCGAGTTGGTGAGGCCACGGTTGTACAGCAGTTCATGGACAAAGAGGTCATCCCCCCTGCGGTACACGGCCACCAATGCCGTGGGGTCGTTGCTAAAGCCCCAGTCGAGGCCGTAGGCGACGAATTTCATCGTGGATGGGTCTATGCCCTCAACTACCGAGAAGTCGCCGTATATCGCACCCTGAAGCGTTCCAACCTGACCCATGCCGTACACCTTCCACCAATTCGCCCAATAGGCGGAGGTTTCGGCTTTGGCTCGGTTTAGTTCAATATCGTTTCGAATCGTATCAGGCAGGGCCTCGTTATCCTGATACGTCAGGATAAGAAACTCCGCATCCGATTCGGGCAGGACTTCCGTGTGCGCCCAGAACTCATGCGTGGGGTTGAAGTCGATATATATCTCCTGCGATGTACGGATGGCCAACTGATAGTACGAATCAAAGTCGATGTTGTTGGCCTCGTTGATGTAAACGACCTGCCTCCTTGCACCTCGGAGCCTTGCCTCGGAATCAGCCGAAAAGAACTCGATGACCGAGCCGTTAGCGAAGTTGTAAGTCAGCAGGGTCTTGTTCCATCGGTCTGCGACCCATCGACCTGTCCATTGCATAACCTTGGCGAAGTCCTTGATTGCTCCCCTACGAAGGTGAGGGATGGATTCGGATACTACGCTAATCTCGGTCTTTGGATGCTTGGCTGCGATGTCGATGAGGACCGCAAGGATGGCGAGGGTCTTGCCTGCACTTGTTCCGCCTTGGATGACCTTCTTTCGGGCCTTCATCCTGCGGATTCGCCTGATAGCGGTCGTAAGGGTAAACATTAAAGCAAGCCGACTGCGGATTGAATGCGAGCCTTGGCGATGTCGATGTATTCCGCTTCCCGCTCTATCCCGACAAACGCAAATCCTTCCAGCATTGCTGCCTTGCCTGTTGAGCCCGACCCCATGAACGGGTCGAGGACGATTCCGCTTGGTGGGGTTACAAGTCGGCAGAGGTAACGCATGAGGTCGGTGGGCTTGACCGTTGGGTGGTGGTTTTCTCCCCTATCCGCTTTGCTTGCTTTGGCGCAGTAGAAGAAGCGAGCCGAAGCCCCAAGCAGGTCGGTGGCTTCCTCGCTCCCATCGTGGATGAAGTTGGCGGGCCATCGGCCGAGCGGGTTAGTTGCGCCTGACCCTGAATAATCTTGATTGCCACCTTGGCATTTACCGATTGTTACGCCTCCCATAGCGTTGCTTATGCCGCTTGGATTTGCAAGTTCCTCCGTCCCCACCCTTCCCCCATCCACGTTAATCGCACCCGTCCCGTGTTGCAGGACGTTCTCCGCTACCGTGCCAATCAAGGGCTTGCGTGCCACCGTAATCGGTTCGAGTGCGGGTTTGAGTGCAGTCCCCCAGCCTTCCCATTGCTTTGCTTCGGGGGTCGACGGGGCTGTTATGTCGAACTCGCTAGACTTCGCACCCCAGACGGTTCCGTTGTCAACCCGAAGGTCTTTTCGCGTGCTGATTGCGCCCGACCCCTTACCAACAACCTCACGCTCGGCAAAGTTCTTGCTCTCAACGCTACGAATGTCTGCCTCACGCTCCACCCATTCAGGAATATCTCCAAGCAAATGACGGCAAGCCTCCAAATGCTCACGGGTCATTATTGCTGGTTGGCTTGCTGCCGTAGTGTAGTGGCCTCCCATATTCGTTTGGGTTGCATCGTCAATCTGCTTTGACGTTATACCCGTTGACCTGACCCACTCCGTGAATCGGTATCGCCTCGCCTGCTGCTCTTGCGCTGCATCCATCTTATCAATCGCCTTGCTAACGTCCAACGACTTCGGAAACCCCGACCCGTACACCCAAGCAATCATGTCCCGAATCTCAAAGCCTGCGTCCTCAATCCTTACCGCCATTCGGTGCTGCGTCCTCGTTCCTGCAAACGCAAGAAGATGACCGCCAGGCTTCAAGACCCGAAGGCACTCGGCCCAAACCTCAACGCTTGGCACATCGTAGTCCCACCGCTTGCCCATGAAGTACAACCCGTAAGGAGGGTCGGTTACAACCGAATCAACGGAGCAGTCAGGTAGTGAGCGAAGCACCTCAAGGCAGTCGCCATGATGCAGGGTTAAGCGTTCAGTCATTGTCGGGGAATAGAGGTTGCTCGATGTGGACCGTGTTCTCTTGCTTGTCAACCAAGCCAAGCAAACGAGAGGCGATGTTGGCCGAGTAAACCCCAGCACTTGAGCCCTCCAGCATATCCTTGTCGCAGGTCAGCCTTATGCGTGTAATGATTGGGGAGAATTTCTTGTGAAAGTCCGTAGTCCCCTTCCTGTAATCCGAAAGGTCATAGCAAAATCCATTCTCCGCAAGCCATCCCTCAAAGCCTCTAAAGGTAATTGGACGCTCCTTATCCCTGTAAACCATAACCCCATCCTTGCCGACATAGTCCTGCACACGATAGGGGTTGGCTTTGTTCTCAGCTCTATATCGCTCAAAAGCCTCCCATAGTTCTTCGGGGGTATTCCAAATTGGGGGTCGGCCTGCCATCAGTATTCGATTTTGTCTATAAGGTCATCAATTTTGTCCACGATTTTCATCTTCACCGCAAAGGCGTTGGGCGAGTTGGATTCATCCACCGCACCAATGCAGTCGCAGAGGGTGGTTATCACCATCATCAGAGAATCCATCCGTGCTTGGACTTGCGCCTCGTTGCTGGGAGCCTTAGTCGAGTTCGCCAAGTTCCCGAAGTTTATTTCTGCTCCAAGCAAGGGCCGCTTTGCCGCCCCAAAGCAGGTAGCTGATGTAACCGCAGTCCGAGTTGGAATCTGCGTTGTCGTAGTACGTTTCTGCCCTTGACAGGTAGGAGTGCATCCGCTTGACCGTTTCAAGGGAAACGCCTTCACCATTGGCGAGTTGCTGCGCCCTGACCTTACCTGTCTGCGTGGCACACTTGTTGCCGTTCCGCTCGTTGAGTTCAATGCCCCTCTTGGCGTTATTGCGTACCCCTTCGCCGTAGTCGGCATAGGATTCAAAAGCCTGACGCTTGTGATTGGCCCAAAGGTTGCCACAAACGGCAAGCCGTTGCTGGGCATCGGGGAACTCTGCTGTGGTGTTGGCGTTGGACATACAGCGTCCGAGGAACTGGTCGCTGGTTTCATTGCTTTGAGGGGTTGGTAAGGGCATGGGTAACGGTCTGCTGATTTTCTTGGGCGAAGGTGTCCGCCTGTTCGTAAATGTAGGAGAGGGCAGATTTTACGCAGTCGGCACACCACCAATTCGTGTTGGGCCTGCCGTGAGCCACGAGGATGGTCTGCAAGTCGTGGACCGCTTCGGGGGTCAGTCGCATGAACAGGGCGGCCTGATATTGTTCCCAATAGTGGCGGTGCTTTTGCGCCAGCAGGTATTCGGCTTGGGTCATCGGTTGGTCAGTTGCAGGATGACAACGGTAAGCCCTGCCGAGGCAAGGCCATAAACGGGGGCGAGCATCCAGTCGCAGGTGAGCAAGGTGAGGACAAATCCTGTCCAAAACGATAGGCAAGTCACGCAGGAGAATGGCTTGTGCCTTCCCAGCCAT